GCAACAGTTTCCATGTTATAACGAACCGAAAAACTTTCGCTTGCGGTATCGTAGGTTATCGCTGAACCCTCGCTTTTTACGGGGGCTTGTCCAAAACCTGACAGCTTGACCTCTTCCTCGAAAGATCGGTCAGAAGATTCTGTCTCATATATCTCCTGATCCTCATTTTCATAAGTGTCATAAGTCAAACCAAACAAGGCATTAAGACCTGGGAGTAACTCCTTCAGCATCTGCGCTCGTGATATAGCCATTTCCCAAGTCTCCTATGCTACTGTCGCAAGATCATATGCATGGACTCCAGCGTTCCAAGTAACAAGAACATCTGGAAATGAGTCAGTCCAATCTACACCTGGACCTTCCCATAAGCCATATATACGAACAGCGAGTGAGTTTGTTGTGGCGGCATCAGCATCAACCGTCAACTTACTTTGACCGTTAAGCGAATTATTCGCTGTAACATTTGTCAAAGCAGAGTTTAGGTTTTGATCTGTGTTTGCCATTGCTGCATCTGCCTGAACCTTGAAGATAGCTCTTGGGTTGTCCCAGACATAAATCTGTACGTCTGTGTGACCCGCTGCTGTCATCGCACTTGCAGGAAGATTGTTAGCAAAAGTTAGTTGTCCTGTGCTTCCGTCTACATAACGAAAACCACAAGCGACCCCTATGGGTGTTGTAGAAGCACCATATGTCGTGGTTGGGGTTGCAGTAATTGGAACAAGAACACCAGCCGCCATAGCTACTGGTTGCCCAGCATATATAGCATTAGTGTTGTTTGATCCAAGTGGATACATGGTTTGACCACCAGTATTGTAACCCTGACCAAGGATGCCTACTTGTATCATCCCATAAGGAGCGTCAGTTGAACCAGCCATTTGATTCTCTCCTTAAAAGTTAAACATTAAAAGCGACTAACCGCCGCCTTTTCCAAAGTCCACCCTCGTCTTCCTTTCCGATTCAAGGACAGGCATACGAGGATCGTTTTCCCGCATAAAGTTATTGTCAATCGAATCAATCTGTCTGTCAGCTACGCCTTTAATGTAATCACCTCTGGCCTTCAGTTTTTCTTCTGGCATTTTACAGAGCAACAACCCGCCAACCTCAATGTTTCCTTCTCCTCCGAAACGTGAATCCAGATCAGACTTAATCATCATCTCTGGATGGTCTTCTGCTTTCACAGGTTCCCAGCCGCTTCTGAGTTTCTTGGAGACATTGGTATTGTCAGCTTGTCCCACTGTTGAGGTTCTAACCCACCTAAACACCCAGCCATCTTGCGGATCTGGATCTGGTAGTACAGTTGGTGGTGACCATGATTCTGTGCGAGTCTCTACTTCTCTCGTTTCATGTTCTCTGGACTCTCGTCCTTGGGTTTCAACTTTATCAGTGTCATTAACCATGCGCCGTCTCCTTCGCTATCTGAGCTGCATATTGCTCTTTAGTGATCCCAAGTCGCCTGGCGAGATCAACCTGAGTTTTTGTGAGTTGTACTTTGCGTGTCTTACCACTGCTTCTACGAGCAGAAGCAACCACGGGTTGCGGAGCGGAAGTTTCCTCACGACTAGCTTCTTCTCCGAAATGTTCAGGAAACCTTTCCTGTATGCGCTTATCGACTTCAGCATAATATTCATCTGCCCTAGTATTCGGGTCAACTCCTGACCTAACCAAGTCTTCGTGAACACCATATGCAAATCCTGTCATCTCAGCGTTTTTATCAGGTCCGTTGCCGAACCACTGATTTTTAGTTAACCACGCTTTTGCTCGTTGGTCAACAACTACCTGAGGCTGTTCTTGACCATTTGGTAATGGTTCTTCCTCTTTAACCTCTGCTTCTGGGGGTGGTTTATACTGCTCCCAATTCTTTTTATCCACAGATGCTTCTGTTAGTTTACGCTGGGCTTCTGATATTTTATCAGCATCACCTTCTTCGTAAGCCTCTTTAAAGTTTTTTTCTGCTACATCTAGGTCTGTATTTAACTTAGACTCGGTTGCAGTAAACAGCGCTTCATTACCTCTGTTTATAGTTTGACGAAGATTATCTCTCTCACTTGCCAGATTCTGGGCAATCTTTATAGCCTCTTCATTCTGACGCTGTGCCGCTTCCTTGGCTCTTCTTTCTTCGTGAAACTCATACTTGAGCTGTTTAATTCTTTTCTGAACATTCTCAGAATAAGAAGCAATCTCTTCATCAGATACATCAAAGTCTTTGCTTGCGTTGATCTTAGGTTCAACACGATCTTCTACTGGACGATCATCTATCTCCTCTACTTCAAAATCTAACTGTTCAGATTCTTCTGCTTCTATGTTTTGTGTTTCTTCGCTCATGCTCTTGTATACCCCCGTGGATCTTCGACAACTGCTTCTACAGTGTCATCGTTAATAAGACGAAACTCCTTGCCATGTATCTTGATGCGAGTTCCCTGATAGGCTCTAAAGACTACGAAATCTCCTTCTTTACACCAAGGTCCTGTAGGAAACTTCTTCTCATCCTTATAACAGTCAGGCCCCATAGAAATAACAAAACCATAAACAGTTGCTATCTCTTCCAAGTCTGTTAGGGAATCTGGTTTATAGATACCGCCTTCCGTTTTTTCTTCACGGTCAGGCAGGGCAATAAGGATTTTATATCCTTGTGGAGTAGGGAGTTGAGTTGCGCTTCTGTGCTTCTCAAGGTCTACAACAGCTTCTTTTTTCTTTGTCGTCATGTTTACCTCTTTTGCTTACCACTTTACAGGGCGTGGTAGTTGCCCTTGCGTTAGTCCTCATCCTTGGTAAACCTCTCTACCAGATTGAGTAACTCCCGTTCTGCGAAGGCTAGCCCTTCGATTTTTCCAACTATATTAGCATACGAATTATAATCCTTTGCACCTCCTGTAGCGAGGTGATCTGCAGCTTCGTTCATTTGTTCACGTAATACTTTTTGTAATAGTGATGGTAGCTGTTCTTCTATTGCCATGTTATGTCCTGTACCTCTTTACTTTTTTTGCAATCTTCTTTGGTTGTGCCACATGTTGTTTACCTTTTTTTGTCCCAGCTCTTTTTGCTTTTGTTGTTGAGGCATACTCCTTGGAAGACAGTGATTTAATTGCTTTATCTGGTAAGTATCTCTCTCCAGTCTTAGAGGAAGGTTTGCCAGATTTAGTTCTCCATTTTTGTTTTGTCCATTTCTTTAAAGATTTCTGAGATTTTTTTAACGCCATTACTTATAACCACCGCCTGCTTTTTTATACTGAGAAGCAAGCATCTGAGCCTTACGTGCAGACCACTGACCTGGCTTACCGCCCTTACCACCAGACTTAATCTTATTAAACAAACGCTTACGCATAGTAGGCTTGGTGTAGTTTCCTGCTTCATTAACCCTAGACTTTGTTTTCTTTTTTGTTGCCACTACCACTTCACCTTGTCAGCCCAGTATGCCGCTGACATTTTTCCTTTTTTAATATTCTTACCGTGCCTAGCTTTAAAAGATTTACGTTTCATTTTCATTGCACGGGATTCCCCTGCCTTGGGTTTGCCTGCTGTCTTTGCACCCTTCTCTCCGAAGCGTATTAATTTTACATTGTTTCCCTCTTTAGCTAGAACAGCATGGGATTTCTTTGGGTGGTTTGGCGTTCTCTTTGGTTTGTTGTAACCAGAAAAAGTTTCCTGCCCACGTTTAATCGCCATTCGATTTCTCTTTAGATAATATTTCTCTTGCCATCTCTACGCCCAGCCTTGCGCCTTCCATCTTTTCTTTGGCATCCAGCTCTTCTGTCTTGGCTTCTGTTTCTATAACTGTACCTGCCAGCTTTGCACCAATCTGTGCGCCGATTGTTTTTTCCTGAGAGGCAATACGTTCTTCTTCTGTCTCCTGCTTGATCTTTGCTTTTTCCAGTTCCACCTCTGCTCGAAGCTGATCTGCCGCCGCCTTTCTCTTGACATCGAGTTCCCGTATCTCCAGTTCCTTCTCTTGTTGCTGGTATATAGGATCTTGAAGTCTTTGCTGGATAAGTTCTTCCTGAGCTTCTGCCTGATCCTTGCGTAATAGTTTGCCAGCAGCCTGTGCAACAACACGGGATAGTTCTTCTTCCACATCCCTTGGCAACGGCTCTCCTTCAGCAGGTAATGGAACACCCATCTGCTCTTCAATCTGTTTACGGTATTCAAATGCCAGATGCTCCCTGATGTGGGCTTCTGCCGCCGCCTGTATGGTCTTAGCCATTGGCGACTGGGATATAAGCTCCAGTATCTTGGGATCTTGTATAGCCGCAAGGTGAACTGCAATATGAGCTTTGTGATCCTGATAAGAGAAAGCCTCAACAGGCCTGCTGTTAATAAGGTTCTGGTTCTCGGTAACTGGGTCTGTAGGTTTAACATCACCCTTGTCTGGGATAATCTTTTCTACATCTCTCATTCCCATAACTTCCAGCATCTGCCTGTGAAGCTCTGGCATATCGTACATCTGCGGAGCCTGTGAAGCTAACTGCATTGCCGCCTGATACTGCATGATACGTTGAGACATGGTGGTTGCGTTAGGATCAGAGACAGGAATAATATCTACCACTTCATTAAAATCATTTGCCCTTACAGCGTTTTCGTCTCCAACCTCATAAGAGTATTCTGCTGGCATATACTTCCTGATAAGGTTTGCCAGTATCTTAAACTCTCCTTTTAAAGACGCATGAACCCGTGCCTGCACCGCAGACATAACCTTCATGCCCTTTTCCATTATAGCCAGCGTAGTGCCTACTGGAGCCTGATTGCTCATCTCAGACACCTTCATATCCGCTTGGGCGGCAAATCGCCGTCCTTCGTCCACTATGTTCCCTAGAAGGCTATATAAAACCTGACTTGGTTCTTTGTATGGAAGAAAGGATATGCTGTCTTTAATCGCCCCGCCTGGCACATCTACATCACGAAACTCACCTGGCATGATGGGAGAGTCATCACCTTTGATACGCAACCCCCTAGACTTCAGACCGCCAGGTAAATTAGATAAAGTGCCTGCATCGACAAGCTGTCTTAAGATGGAGGTCGCAGAACGTGCTAGCCCGCCGATGCAGTGTATGAGTCCATAACCGTAAAAACCCAGAGACGGAAGATATTTATAGTGAACGAAATGTAACATCTTCTTTTTAAGGGGATCGTTCTCCAGGTAGTTGCGATAGATGGACAGCACTTCACTTGAAGACTTGTCGATAGTGACCACATATGGGAGACCAATCCCTGTCTGTTCGCCAGAGTCATCAAGTTCCTCAAATTCTGCCAGATCAAGATCAACATGAATTTCGTACAGTGTGTACCTGTCATCATGTTCATAGCTAGGATCTACGCCCTGCATTTCGTCATATTCTTCCTGTATCTTTGAAATATCAGGTGTCGGATCTGGAAGATCTATATCCCTATAGAAGCCAGAAAGCTGTAGCTTCCTTACTTCATTCTTTGTCTTCTTCATTATGTGGGTATAACGAGGACAGGATTCTAGGTCGGAAGCCCCGTAAGAGACAACCATATCTTCTGCTGGAACAAAGACGGACGTACATCTTTCCAGATCCATATCGTAGTAAACTTTTTTAAATGCCGAACCTGCAAGCGGAAGTGCAAACAGCATGTTCTCATGCTCTGACCTGTACTCGGTCATAACTTCCGTAACCTGATAATTCATTTCATCGGCTACACGAATAGCCTGTTTCTCTTTGTCTTCAGTCAGGTTGCCAACGATCTGTGTTTTAACAGGACCTTTTGCTGGGAAGGTTTCCATAATTGACTGCGCCTGAAACCTGATAACAGCCTCTGACAACATAGGATGAAACACCCCGCAAGCACCTGGCCAAGGTGTGCTTCTTTCTTCAATTCTTAATCCGAGGAGTTCGAGTCCCCTGATGTAAGTTTGTTCCCAATCTTTTCTTGAACCCCTGTCAGTGTCAACTGCACCCATGAGTTCGCTACTAAGATTTTGGAGATCACTGTCCGAGATATGATTAGCAAGATTCTCCCCAAAGGAAACTCCCGCCATTTCTTCTTCAGCGCCAATAATAATCGTTTCATCTTCAGTCTCCACTGTAACAGCTTCTGGGTTAACAACTGTCACCTCTACATCAGGCTCCCCTGCAACAGCCTCGATTGCTTTTTCTATTGCCATATCAACCCTTTGCGTATCCGTCTAACCACACTAAAAACCAAAATGTGGCAAAAATCAATAGACATATTGCTATATATTTTAAAATCCATTTGTCTTTCTTGTTACTTCTGTATCCATAATCCATTAATAATACTCCGCATAACGTGGCGGGTACTCCTCTTCAGGTTCATCTGATGGTGTTCTAATAAATCCACCCTGCCTGAATCTCAGCAGGGCTTGGGTTGAACTATCAACTAGGTCGTCATGGTCTCCTGTGGGGAATGAAGCAAACTCTTCTATTACTTCTTCTGCCCATCTTTTTTGCGGGAACCAGACCATACCTGATGCAAAGAGATCTGCCACGGCATTAACCCTAGCTATTTTGTCATTTCCCTTGGAGGGGGTAAACTCAGCTACGGGTATACCCATTTGCCTAAGCTCAAACACAAGTGGCATACCAGATGCTTTTGCTTCCACAATAAATGCATCAGGCTCCCAGTCCATGTAAAAGTCATAGGCTTTCTTTTTAAGTGCAGGGAACTCCAGTCTTTCTTTAAAAGCATCCAGCAGAATAATATGCATGGCATCCTCTTCCTCATTAAGGAAGACACCCCATGTTGTACAGGCTGAATAGTCTGATCTCTGGGTCTTTAGAAAAGCTGTATCCCATGATTGAATAATAAACTCGCATGGCGGGGGACGGCTGGTTGTCCACTCCATCCACCACTCACGTTTAATAATTGCTCCTTCTTCTGATGTAGGATCTTGCTGATACTGGGCTGACCATTTGGAAGTGGGGAGTTCTGAACGAAGAGCCTCAAGCTCCTGTATCCCCCAGTATTCAGGCCATAGCGGATTTCCAGAAGGCATAATAGCTGGGAGCTGTATAACTTCCCACTCATCAGAGCCGTCCCTTTGTGTGGACGCTTCTATTATTTTTCCTGTTAAATCCCGCTTGCTCCAGCGTGTCATAACAACAATGATTGCACCACCAGGCTGTAACCTTTGTCTAGGTCCTGAGGTGTACCATTCATAAACTCTATCAAATACTTCAGGGTTATACTGTCCCTGAGCTGCGTCTTGTTCGGAGTGCGGGTCATCAATAATTAAAAGATCAGCACCCTTACCTGTAACCGCACCGCCAACACCAATAGCAAAATATTCACCGCCCTTGTCTGTGTTCCAGCGACCAGCAGCCTTGCTGTCTGCCCTTAGGTTTACCTTTGGAAACAGTTGCTGGAAACTGCCATCAGAGAAAACATTACGAACCTTACGTCCGAAACCTACGGCAAGCTCTGCGGTATGTGCAGTCTGTATAATTTTTTTATCGGGGTATCTTGCAAGAAACCATGCTGGCAAAAGAAAAGATGCGAACTCTGATTTGGTATGACGTGGAGGCATATTGATTATTAATCTTTTTAGTTCGCCGTTAGCTACTCTTTCAAAACATTCTGCCATTACCTTGTGATGCCTGCCCTCGATAAAGGAAGGCCATACTTCTTTTACAAAAGACAAGAAATCACTTTGGGTCTTTTCTCTTTTCTGGGCATCCTCCAGTTTATCCAGAAGGTCGAGGATTTCCTGTTGCTCCCCGTAGGGTAGCTGTTGTATCTGGCTTTGAATAATAGAAATATTATCTGTCAAAAATTTGTTCCCCGTCACAACAGTCTAGCACAGGACTCTTACATGAGATGCAACTGTAGTGACCTCGAATAAATTCAAAGCGTGTCCACTGTCCACACCAAGGACAGTCTTTTGGTTTTGAATAATCCCATACCTTTATCTTGTCCCTGTCTTTTTTAAAAACATAAGCATCAGGAGCTGTATCAATTATTGCGTTACGTCCTATCACTTCCATAGTATACCACCCGATGGAAGTATACCATATATTGATAAATTAAAAAATATTTTATTATTTTACTTATCTTCCCTGACCTCTGTACTTTTTGTACCTACGTCTCTTGTGTTTGTTTTTTGGACGTGTCAGGGAGCTACAGCCTATGCTGGTTCTCTTTCTTGGGGCGGGTACGTAAACATATACTTTTTTTTGTGCCATATTTTTTTTCTAAAAAAACCCCCCGTCCCCTGGGTGTTTGAGAAAAAGAGTAAGGGACGAAGGGTTAGTTGACCAACCACTGGTCTGACCTCGTGCTGTAATCTGACCAATGTGGCTAGGAGGGAGGACCTAGCCCTGGGCGTAATCCAAACAAGAAACTATCACCAATGAAAACATCAGGGACTATTTCCTTCTCTTGGATAATACACCAACACACTGGAATTGCAATACATACAACTAAGATTTGTTACCATAGAATACTCCCCAGAGGACGGGTCTTCATCAGGTATGTCGTCATCTCCACCCCAAACAAGTTCTTTTCCGCAATGCCAGCAATTCATTTTTCTACTCGTATCGTGATATATTTTAACCATTTATCTCCGCAAACATTCCTGCGTCATCTACTATCCTGTCGTTTATTATATTAACATAATCAGGATTTAATTCAATGAGGGTGGCGTTCCTCCCCAGTCTGTCTGCTACCATACCCGTAGTGCCTGCGCCCCCAAAAGGATCTATAACATTACCGCCCTTGGGACTCCCAGCCTTTATGCAGGGTTCGATTAATTGTGTCGGGAATGTGGCGAAGTGAGCTTCCTTGTAAGGGTGTACGGGTACTGTCCATACAGATCTTTTATTTTTATCTACGTCCAGTCCAGACTCCTTAATGGATTCATTATCAAAATAATAATGAGACTTCTTCGTTAATAAAAAAATATATTCATGGGATTTGGTACACCTGTCCTTAACGCTTTCGGGCATAGGGTTTGGTTTATTCCAGATAATATCCTGCCTGAGATACCACCCGTCTGCCTGCAAAGCAAAGGCCACACGCCACGGAATACCTATAATATCTTTTTCTTTAAGGCCTTCCTGTTTGTTTCCCCTGCGTGAACACTCCTGAGGCAGATCCTGATCTGTACTGCTTACAGTTTGCTTTGTCAGGGACTGACCCCTGCCAGGTCTGTAGTTATAATAGCTGTCACCAAGGTTAAGCCACGCCGTCCCGTCATCCCGTAACACCCTGTGTAGCTCTCTGAATACCTCGACCAATGCACTTGTAAAATTTTCTGGGGTTTCCTCCAGTCCCATCTGGGAATCTACACGTACAGCCCCACACTGTGGACATTCACTCCTGTATATTGCATCGCCGACTACATCACCTTGTTCATACATACCCATATGCCCTGTGGCTGTGTCCTTACTTATCTTTGTTAACCTTTTATGCGGGCAATTAGGGTCTCCCCCCTCCCATGATCCCGTATTATAGTCCCGTAATCCAAAATATGGGGGCGAAGTTACGCATGTATGGAAGGAATTTGGGGGTAGGGTCTTTAATATTTCCCTGCAATCCCCTGTTAGTACGTCAATCACTTAATACTTCCTACACTTGCGGGGCCACCAGCTACAACACAGGTGTTTTTTCCGTCTTTAAGCGTAAGAATTGCAGACCATGTACGGGTTTTCGGGTTCTGAAGGACTTCGATAACGTATCCGTCCTGCGATACACCCCACCACGAGGCCACTTCCCCGAAATGTTTCCGTGTACTGGAACTATATTTAAGGCGATTGTAACAATCAAGTCGAAGACTTATGCTTTTTAGATTCTTTAGATTCTTCTTTTGATTAGGCTTATCCTTATGCATAGACTGTGCATTAGGTACATGTTTTTCTATAATGATATTTGCTTTATCAATATCATTTGCTAGTGCATTAGTGCATAAGCCAATGCATATGCTTAAGCTAATAGCATATATTTTTAATTCTGTCAAATTCAGCACGATATACCCCCTTTAATAATGTTTATGGTTATTTATATATAGTATACTAGTATGAAAAATGCAACATCTTTTGAGCAGATCTGCCTGCTAGGGGGCGGGGGTACTCCTTAGGGTTCGATTACGGGGGGTGGGGGGTCGCCCAACGCAAAATAAAACAGTTGGTGGAAAAGGGGT